TATGAGTAAAAGCATCATAACTACCAACTGACATACCCAAGCTTTCTGCGTAGTCTGCAACTTTTTTTGGTTCTATTCCTTTAACATATATATCCGCTGCTCTAGCTAGCAAATGCTGTGAATAAGGTGCCCCACCAACAACTTTATTATGACTAGGGCACCTACAAGCGGATGTAATTACAACTGGAGATTCAAAATGAGTACGAATAGTCTCAAGAGCTTCTAACAATACAGTGTCAACTGTATCAAACCCACATCCACATTTACAAGCAAATTCAGCACGTTTAAAATTAGGAGATATCATCATTCACAATCTCCACTAATAAATTGCATGTTCAAGTCTTCTTGGTTTGCACTGTTGGCAAGCATCCTATCTTCTAATCGGAACAAAGCAGCAGATACAGCACTAGTATTGCCAGCTTGAGCATAAAATAAGAAACCAAAAATACTACCAAATACAACAATTACTGCTACTATTAAACTACCTATTTGCGCCCAGTTTGTTTCTTTAGGCTGACTAAAATGAGATAGCTGTTTACTTAATCTCTGCATGTTTTCAGTTTGATTAGCAAACCCTGCAACTTGCTCGCGGCCTAATCCATCCATCCCTACTTTTAATCCTGCAATATCAGTTCTAATTTCACCAATATCTCTGACATTTCTTTGAGTAATGTCAAAATGTCCCCCAGTGTCTTCCTTGTCAGCCATTCTTCTACCACCTTTGTTATCCATTTTAGATAGCTTCTAAAGCAGATATTCTGCTATTTAATTCTTTAATGCTATTTACAAGTACAGCAACTAATTTTGGATAATCTATTGACAAAGTTTCAGTCTTATCATTAGTTTCTTCATCATAATCATAGTTTATACCTACAACCTCAGGAACCAACACTTGAATTTCTTGAGCACTAAATCCAATTTCAATTTGATCACCTCTTATGTCTTGATCTTTCCAAGTATACTTAATAGGGTTCATTTCTAAAACCGCGCTAAGCCCTGGTACTGAATCAGGCAGTATGTTTTTTAAAGTTACATCTGAACTAGAATTTGTTAATACTCCATTGGCCAATGAATAAACAGCTCTGGTGCCAGACCCTGCTAGCCCTGAACAACCAATGTTGGTTGTGACGGTCAAACCGCCCGTGATGGTTGCACCAGCTGTAGTAAGATGTAATCTCTTAACGGCCAGTGAAGGCAAAAGCCAGCTACCAAAAACATAAAAGCTATGACCATTAGCAGCATAAGTCATATCTCCTCGAGCAGTAGATGGTACAAAGCCTCCTAGTGTTGATCCACCTGCAGCTGTTACAAAACCAATTCTAGCTCTATAAAAACCATAGGGCCAAAATGGGGTTGGCCCAGCATCAGGCTGGATAGTGCCTTCAGTAGTATCTGTAAACTCTATACAAGGATCAATATCTCCCATGATAATATGCGGAGCACCTGTATTTACATCATATCCACTTGATGGATCTGTGTCTTCAGGAAACTGAACAATTCTTTCAGTATTGTCTTTTTTGATAACTATAGGGCTATCAAAACCAGGTCTAAAAGTTTCATCAAAAGAGGTAATTAGTCTTGGGGTTCTAATTTCTCCTCCAGCCCATTTTGACCAAGGTGCAACTATTCCAGAATTAGGGCCACCTGCTGGACCCTGACTTGGCAAATATGGTTTTTTCAGTAAAATGCCTCCGCTTGGTGCAGCACTAGCATCACTACCTATGGTAACCTCTGGTATGTAATTAGGATCAGGCTGGCCACTTAAAAAATTATTCGGTTGCTTATATGGGCCCCAAATAAGCCTTCCAGGACTTTTCATTGAAAAATCAGAATCTGCTTCTATTTTAACTGGTGAGTCATAATCTGAAATTTGATAGGTTTTTTCTGGAGTTGCAATATTACAAACGTCTCCTACTAAAATTGGGTTCAGCACTGTGCCGTTAGGTAGCACCTTGGGTGCCCAAGATTTAGGATTAGTAGGGCCAACAGGTGCTTGATCTACAGTTATTTCATATACAGCAGAAGTAGCCCAATATATACCATTAATATTTGTAGCAGGTAATAAAAGTGTGCTTACAGTGGCTGCTTCATCGCCCACTTTACTAAAATCAAGCAAGGTCCAAGCTTGTGTTTTATAAAGAGGAAAATCATCACCTGCCGAATTAAATTTATGAATATAAAATTTAGTAGCAGAAGCATCTCCTCCTGTGCTAAGACAAAATTCACCATTAGTAAGACTTGATGCAGCAGTTCCATCTGCAACTCTTGTGTACCCATTTGAACCAAAAGAAGCAACAGTGGGTCTATGTAGACTTATTCCTGAATTAATGCCTTTTGCATTATCAGATTGAATCATTGAATTAGCAGCTTGTACTCCTAGCTGATAAGTAACACTTCCATCAATGTGAACTCCGTCTACAGCCCCATGATTTGGATAGCTTACAAGAGATGTTAAACTTCCCATAAGAGTTGCTGCACTTCCAGAACCAGTCCAAGCTTTTGGTCTGCGTGGCCCCATAGGTAAGTCCATTATTACCCATTTTGTATAGTGATTACACCAAGAAAGACCAGCTTCTGTAGCAGGTCTTTCAAATTTTGATAAAGTACCAGTAAACCAAATTTCTTTTATAAATAATAATTTTTGAGCCCACAACAATCCTGATTGGCCTTGATTAAGCAACTCACCACGCACATCAGAGTATCCTTGGCTCCAATAAACAGCATCAAATTGTTTATTAGGATTAGCTCCAGGAATTGCTGCAATTGCTGCATTTACATGATATCTTAAAAAGTTTGCTACTGCGCCAGAATTAGAGCCATATATACCATCTGTGCTCCAAGAAGAAATTGGATTACCTGAACCAGAAATCATTATTAAATAAACATCTCTTCCAGTCATTTTTTGTATTTGATCAGCCCAAGACCAACCCATATTTCCAGCACCACCACACAATGGGCTAACAGTAATACCACCGTTGATTGCGGGCGAGCTACTATTAGTATGAGTAACTGATGCTCCGTTCATATCAAGATTTACAAAACTACAACTAGCAACTGATGCAGACGCACTAGCTATATCAACAGTTCCTCCGTTTCCTGGAGACCAAGTAAATACTTTTGAATTTGTGCCTGGATTAATAACTGTGTCAAATGGACCAACACCTGTCATAATTGATTGACCAGTTGCTAATAATATAATTGGATATGTAGGGGTTGCAACTTGATTTGGAAAAAGTGCAGCATCTAGCTGAAATCTTGCGTTTGTGGATAAAGCCGAAGCTGCTGTTTCTAAAGCTTCATAAGAAGCCCTATTAAAAGTAATATATACTTGAGAAGTCCCAGATAAATTCATTGCTGTTCCACCCAAAGTAAATTGTGTATTTACCAAGGTAGAAGATACAGTTGTTCTAAGCATTAAATTACCAACAATTGTACAGCTTCCAGCTTCTTTATTAAGACCATTTACAATCGTATACCAATACTGCCCATCTCCAACTGTTGAAAACCCAGCATATCCTTGAAGCGGGCCTAGTAAAGTTACACTGCCTGTGCCTTGTGTTGCTGTTTGTTCACCAACCCAATCGCCTACATTAATTGTCATTATCCCAACCTCATTTGTAATGGGTCACCAGACCAGCGTTCTAGCTGATCTGAAGAGTCTAATTCTGAAATAGATGTTTCTAATCTTGCATACCAGCCAGAAGCAGCATCGTAGTCTTTTGCAAATAAAGAAATTTCACCACATAAGCCTGCTAAATATATGTCTGGATTACTATTTGATAACCAATTTGTATCTGTATCAAGAACTGCTGCAAGACTTGGAACTTGCTGATAATAAATCATTTCAATACTAAGCCCACCTTTTAATATAGGAAAAACTTCAATTTGATCTGCTATTACACAATAATAGTAAATAGGAAATCCTCTGTCTGTAAATGATTGACCTCTAGAATTTTCTAATTTATATTGATTTAATAATGCAGGATCTATTAACCGTAAAGATGTTGTTGAAAACCCTACTGTTATTGGGTCTGGATCACTAATTTGAATATCTCTCATTCCAGCCCAATCAGGCGGAAGGGAATAATATTGCCTGTCTGTAATAGTAAGAGTATATGCTCTTGCAGACTGCCTTCTTGTTTTTAAAAGTCTGTTTATACGAGCTTCTGTAAATAAATAAAAATTATTAATATTTTCATTTACTTCTATGTCATAACGATCTGCATAAGCTATAGCAGCATTAGTTAATTCTAATTTATTCATAATTTACCAGGCCTCACTCTTAAATGTCTCCATTCTGGGGCATTAAGTTTAGCTTTCTTTTCATTTTCAGTTGCTTTATACCAGTCAAAGCCTTCTTTCATCCATTTTTCAATAAGCATAAGAGGAATACGAGCAGCGTGGTATACCCCATCTTTAACATCAGTAAACTTAGGCTTGCTCGTATGCTCATTGTATAAAACTTTATTCATAGCAAGAGTATGTTCAACATCTTGGAATCTTTTTAGAGTTAGTTTATGAGTTTCATCATCATACCAAGTCTCCTCAGTAATTCCTGTTATATCTGAATGTTCTCTTGCTATGCGTCTCATCGTATTAAACCATTTCCTGGACCACCAAAATGGCCTTTAGGGTAGACCATTGCTTGTGGCCCCCGCCTTGCAGCTTCTTTAGGTGCTCTATCATTCATTTTAGTTGTTTTAGATTTAACAGCTCTTGGTGACACTACACTTGATCTTGGGTTTGACATTATATATCTCCAAAAAGGGGCAGAAAGTTAGATTGTTAAATCTTTCCCCTCTGCCCAATAGCCCATTTATTAAACTGTATTTAATGCAGCAATTGCAATATGCGCAAGAGGATTACACACTTCAAGTGTAGTCTCCCAAACCAGCTGCTTTCGAGTTGCATCACCAACAGTGGCAATATCTCGTGTAAACAGAGGACGCAGATCACTTACTTTTGCATACTCAGGGTCAACCAGAAACATAATACTTGGAGAAGTAAAACGATCTGGTGACATTGTTACAGTATGAAAATCACCATCATAAACATCAATAGATGCTACTAGCTTTTTATCGTCAGTTGTTACATAACGAGTTGAAGATGCAGTAAAAGTTGATACTACTCCTCGGTTGTGAGAGCCAGTAATTCCTAAGATATTTTCATTACCACCAGATTGGTCCCAAAGTGCTGCCAAAGAAGCAGACAGAATTGCTTCTGTAAAAGGGCGAGCCGTTCCTGCAGCATATGCAGTTAGATCACCATTTCCTACTGGGGCAACTGCTCCTACTCCACCTCGAAAAGATGTTCCAGATAAGTAGCTAAGAAAACCACCCATCTTACGAGCTAGTGCAGTGCTACCAGCAACTTTTTCTTGGCTTAATCCAACCATGCCATATTCAGCATCGCGCTTAATAGCTTTCATCCTACGAGCAACTTGGTAAGCCATTTCTGACTTAATTCCACCACCTTTAAGAACTTTTTCTTGCGATCCTGTTACCATCGCAGTTTTTGTGAGAATTTGAGTATAGTTACTCAAACGAACACGAGAAGCTGGATCAACAAATGTTGCATCTGATCCTTCAATTGATGCATTTGAAGCTTCATCTTCAAGTACATCAGTTAGCCAATCGTGAGATGTAGCTGTTGCCCTATTTTTACCAATTGCAGTAATAAAAGGAGTTTCAGTTGGAGAAACATCCCAGAGCATGTCTGAGAGATCTTCTCGGTTACCACCTGTAGCGATGGGTTCATCATAAGTGCTTACTGCACCAACTGGAGTTGCCATAATAATTTCTACCTTTACATTCTATCAAGAATTGCGTTTGCAACATCTTGGGTTTTTCCTGTTTGTTTAGCTTTTGCCATAGTGCTTTTAACTTTTCTGGCTTTAGCTAAACTAGCAGTATTCCCTCGGTGTGCACCTGGTTTTTGAAACTTAGGAAGTGCTTTACCAACTCGTTTTGTCTCAGCTGCTTTTTTTCCTGACCTATAGGCCTTAGCATCTTTGATTATACGAAGTAATCTATGGTCGGTCACACCCATAGCCTCATTTTCTGAAAATCCATAATTTTGAATAAAAGTTTTAATTTCACTCAAATTATCATTTCTTACAGAATCATCAGACCATTCTGGGTTATCAGAAATCATTTGCTCAAACTGATACCTACTATATGCATCAGCATTTGCACTCATTTCTTCATTCCGCTGGCTGTTGACTCGCGCTTGCTCCTCTTCAGCCAAAACTTTTACTTGCTGAATTTTCTGGGCTTTTTCAGAATATTCTTGACGAATAGCTGCAAAATTTCCAGGGTCTTCAGTTCGTAAACGATTCCAATCAATTGAATTATACTCACTTACTAATTCAGCCTCTGCAAGTTCACCTAATTTAGCTACACCTTCAGATCTTTTTAATAGGTCAGTATAAGCCTGGTTTCTTTTCTCTATAAACTCTTTGCGCTCAGTTTCAAGCGCCATAGACTTATTATTTACATGTCCTTGAAGCTGATGATTTGCAACTAGATCTTTTAAAGGAACAGCAGTTTTTTCACCATCAATAATAGCATTAATTGTTACAATGCCATTTTCATCAGTAATTAAACGATCATCATCTATTCCAAGATAAGCTGCTAATGTCAAATCTTCTTCAGCAATGTTTTCTAAGTCGTCTTCAGAACCTTCCTCTTCATCCAAATCAGGGTCGCCATCTTTGGGTAGCTCTTCAGCATCCTCCAATACTCCTTCATTATCATCGATCAATGGTTCTACTTCTGAAGGATAAATTGCATCCTCCACTCTGTCTTGAATGTCTTGCGCCACTTCGGTAGCAGTATCACTCATCAGAATTCTCCTCATTTAAGGTTTTTTGGGCTAATTTCCCTGTATTTATATAATGTTGAAAATGATCTTTCATTGATAACAGGGCGTTATGTTGCATTTTAATTGTTACTAATTGACTATTGTCAGTAGTAGGACAATTTATAAATGCCTCGTGAAGCTCTTGCGACTTCTGATTAAAAAATGGTTCTGCTATTTCATTCCAACACATTTGGTATTTATAGCCTTCTTCAGCTTCAACAGCTAAAACTAATTCTATTTGGCTATTCGACATCAGATGTATCCCTATTATTATCTTCTGCAGCTATTGCCATTTGCTGTATTCTAAAAATTTCAGTTTCAAAATATTTAACTCTTTCCCAATATTTATACTCAAGCTCTTTTGTAAATTCAGCAGTATCACCCATAGTTTTAATTTCTTCAAGCTGCTGCTTTAAAAATTTAATTTCATTATCTGCTTCTTGTTTTTGAAGCTGTAACATATTTTTATTTTTATTAATATCATTTGTAAGTTGAACATTCATTCCAGCAGTTTGAGCTTTAGATTCTTCTGCATTTGCAACTTTAATTTGAGCTTTTGTAAGCTCCATATCTTTTGCTTCATCTTTTTGCTGCTGTTCTTGCTGAGATTTGCTAATTCCTTCAGCATTCTTTTGGCCTTCAGGAGATTCTGGATCAAGAAAATAAGATTCAGCACCATTAAATCCACCAAGTTTTGCTATATCATTAAGCAAGTTATATTCTTCAACAGGAGTTACTAGTGTTTGTCCAGGTTTTGCAGACATTTCTTTTTGTTCTAATCTTAAATTTGCCAATGTTGACATTTGTTGCTGTCTATTTCCAGTTCCAGTGCCAACACGAACAGTAGTACAAGTTCGGTGTTTCCAGCTTTTAGGATCAACTCTTTCCCATTGGCCACGAAATTTATAATCTATTACATCATCTTGATGCTTAATTAATTGACTACGAATCATGTACATTAAAGGCTTAATAGATGTTTCAGCAATAGCACGGATCATTAAGCCTACTAATTCTTCTTTCTGATTCATCATTTGGGCTATGCCTTCAGAGCCAACCCTATTTCCAATCATAGTATCAGTAACAGCACCTTCTGGTGAAACTCCAGATCTTCCTGCTCTAACTTGATCTAAATAATCCATCATCTTATATGAATCAGAAGATAATGGAGGAGTAACAATAGGAACTAATGCTCCAGGGCTTTTCATTCTTACAATGCCGCCTGGCCTGGAAATCATTAAATCATCTAAATTTACTTGATTTTCAAGAACTCCCATTCTTTGGTTATTTTGAAGATACATATTATCTAATATATTTCTCCATAAAGCAGTTTTTTGATTCTGAATTTGAATTAGACGGTCATAAATAGAAAGACCTGTTAACTTATGAGGCATAATAATTGCAGTGCCTGAAATGAAAGGTATTTCATCTATAGTCTCTACATCTAAAACAGTCCCTGCTTGCTCCCATCCACTAACAGTTACTTTAACAAGTTCTGCTATTCCGTCTTCATTTATATCAAGCTGCATATAACATTCAGCTATCTCAATTAAATCTTGAGAAGCGTCATAACTATCATCCCAAGTTTGTTCTCCTTGATCTGTAAATCTGTACTGACCGCCTGTTTCAGTATCTATACCACTTTGTGAAGGCAAATCCCATATATCATCTTTATCATAGCCAGCAGCAACTAAACTGCTACGAGTTTTTAAAGTAAGATGAGCTGTAAATCTAGCAGTAGATAGATCAACAGAATTGTGCATATTATTAACACGGAATTCTTCAGGTGGTACACAAATAACATTAAGTTTTTTATCAGGAGAAGTTTTGCTTATTTTTACACTATATAATTCTATAGTGCCTGATTCATCAAGCTCACTACTTTCTTCTAAAACTTCTATGCTATCTTCAGAAATTAACATAGCATATTCAATTTCTGTTAAATTTGTATATTTTTCTGTAGTAGTTTTTAAATCATCACTATAAAAAACTTTAAAATATCCATTCCGTTGGATTAGCGCATCTTTAACAAATTCATAAAGACTTAAAAAGCCATTATTTTGTTTCATGAATACATCATATACAAGCTTTGACTCTAGCTCAGCTTGAAGATCATCATTTGGGCCTACTGGATCAAATACAACTATTTCATTATTTTGAGTAAATGATTTTATAACCTCAGGCATAATCCATTCAATAGCATCTGCAATATCAGTAGATACAACAGATGATCTACCTTCAGTTGGCGGAATGCTATCACCAAGATATGCAGATAAAGATATGTTTAAATCTTGATCTTGATATTGAGAATTACTTAATTCAAATCCTACAATAGATGCAATTTGTTCATCGTCAAGCATTTAGATAATTCCTTATTTAATCCAGTCAAGAGCAGTTTTAGCTAAATCCCAAGTATTTAATTCACCAGTTGCTGCAGTTTTATTAAGTGCATCAATTGTATTAACTGGCGCTAGCATATCAAGAAAGTCTGGAATATTAACTGGTTGAGTATCAAGTCCAGGGTTTGCCCTACTATAATCTTCATCACGATAGTTATCTGAAATAGCTTGATCTATTCCTGTTTGCTGATTAAAATTTCTTAGTGCAGAAGTTGCTTCAAAGCCTCTTTCTGCAATATTTGCTATAGTTGCGGCTACAGTAGGGTTTATATGTGTTTTATGATTTTGAGACATTAAATCATCTATTGAACTAGCTACACTCATTAAAGGGCCATCAGGAGCACGTAAACTATTTATTCTATCTGCTGATGCACTAGCCCAAGTTCTTGGTTTAAGTATATCTTCTCTAGTAAACCCTTGTGGAAATCTAGAAAAATCTCTGTTTTTAGACTCAAAAGGAGTGTCAATCCAATTTTGTGGTAAAGTTTCAGTATCATAATTTATATCATATGGGTATGTATCTGAATCATATCGGCCTCTGGCCATGGCACCACTTATATTTGCTTGTTGCTCACCAGTTAATCTGTTATATAGTGTAGTTGGTTCATATTCATTTTGTAATTTAGTATAAGAATTGTCACCAAAATACAGTCCTTGCTCAGCTGCTGTTATTCGGTCTCTGATAGCAGAAAATTCTTCTTTTTCTTCATCAGTCATACCCATCCCTTTATTTCTTAAAAGGGCACTACGGTTTCGTAAAACTCTAAGCTCTATATTTTCAGGACGATTATCCCATTCTTCTTCTTTTTTGTTCCATTTCGGTTTAGAAAACATTGCTGGATTGCCACCTTTTGGCCAGCCTTCAAATTCTTGAATATAATGCTGAATTTCATGAAATAATGTTTCTCTTTGGCCGTCAGGACTATCATAATTATTGAGTTTAATTTTTCCTTCATCAAGTTCAAGTTGGCCTAAGCTATTTAAGTCTGGATCATCTATGCCCTCAAGCGCAAAATCTTTTAATTCAGGGTATCTTGTAAAAATAGAATTAACACCAGTTCCAGTCATTATATCAGTTAATTTAACGTCTGAAGAATTTAACAAATTATCTAACAAAGATTGATTAAGTTGAATATTATTATCGCTTTGCCAAACACCCATTTCTTTTTTACGTGGATTTAATTGTATTGGACGAGCCACTTCTCCGCCTATGTCGGCTGCATTGTTAATAAACAAGTCTTTAGCATTTCCAGTATCATATATCGAATCTCCTGGAATAATTAACTCTTCTGCATCCTTAACCATTTTTCTATGTTGTGCTCTTAATGGGTTTCCTGGTCTACCTGCACCTAAAAAAATTGCTTCTGCATCAGGCGCAGCTAAAGCCGACCCTGCTACTGCAATTGCTGGTAAGGTATATTTTCCCATTATTTAGAAACAGTCTTTTTAGGAGCAGCAGGCTTAGGCGCAGAATCCTTAATAAAATCATTAAGCATATTTGCTTGACCTTTACCTATATAAAATTTTAGATCAACTCGTTGAACAAGTTTTAACCAAGCAGCTTGAATTTCTTTATTTTTGTCGCTCATACTATCATCCTATCAGTTAATGAATAATCAATTTCTTTAGACCAGCCTTTGCCTTCTATAATATTGCTGCCTTCTCCAGCTCCAACCATAAGGTACTGAAGAGCATCTGCAACGTGAGAATATCTGCCTTTATCTGGTTTATCTTGATATCTCTCTTGCCCTGATACAGCCATGCGCTTATATTTATATCCGCCTGCAAGTGCTTTTCTTATCATTGTTGCTTTAGGGCCGATGCAGAATCCTGTGTTGCCTGCAAAATCCATTCTAGTAAGAGTTGCTGCAACTGCTTCTCGTCTAATTATAAAATCATTAGTATATGTAGGATAAGCATTAATTCCTTCAGAATTTAGAATTTGAAATGGGGTAATCTCATCTGTTTGAGCTCTTTGGTCTCCAGCAGGGTCACCATATATTTCAAATTTACAATTGGGATATTCATGATTAATTTTTTGATTAAGAAGTTTAGCAAAGTTTTTAGCACCCATATCTTCTGTAACTAATTCATCAAATATCATCCAACGTCCAGCAGCAGTCTTTTGCCCAAATACAGCTGCAGGAGTTAATCCAAAATCTATACCCACAAAAATAGGAAGATTATCAGCAATAACTATGCTTTCACTAGTTGAATGAACATCATCTTTATATTCACCAAATACTGGCTTACCATCCATAACAAATCCATAATTGCCATTTACATAAACATTAATCCATTCTTTGTCTTTTCCATCTTGCATATTGGTGTAATAGCCTTTAGGCAAGTTATTAATATTTTCAGCATTATCTGATAATCCAGAAGGCTGACGAAATAGCTTATATGTTTTAGGCTGATCTACCTCAAATAACTTATACCACCAATGATCGGAATCAGGCGGATTTGTATCCATTATCAGTCCATACCATGTAGGACCACCATCCCGTATATTAGGATAACGGCCCAAACGCCCAACAAGCATATCGACGATTTGTTTAGGTATTTCTCTTGCTTCATTAAGGAATCCGCCTGTCAGCTCTAAAGACAATAATTTTTTAACATCATCAGGCTTATCCATAGCACGAAAGAAAAACTCAACATGAGCAGTAGTTCCATCAGGCATTGGAATGTCTGCAATAAACTTCATATCCATTTTCCAAAAAACACCTATAGATTGAGGTATCCAGTCAAAAAATGTTTGAATAGTTGTATCAATTAGCTCCCTATATGTATTTCTAGCGACAAGCCATCTTGTTTTTCTGATGCCATCTTTATTCGGAGCTTGCTGCATGCAACGCATCCACATATCAATAATACAAGCAACAGACTTGCCACTGCCAATAGGGCCCATAAGAGCGCGCACAAAGTGATCATCAGCATGAAACTTTTCAGTTGTTGGAGACATTATGTAATCTATGCCAGGCACTAAGATTCCTTTTTTATTGGTGTTACTTTCTGCGCAGGTGCTTTTGGAGCACTTTCAGCCGGAAATACATTAAAAGAAAAACCACCAGACTTAGCTTCTGGTGCGATCTCAAGTGTAAATGTAGAGCTCATCTGCTTTAAATATTCTAATGCAGCAAGTGTCCCATTTCTTTGCTTCATTAGCTGAAAAAGATTGTCACCAGCCTTTTGTACACCCAACTGGCGGCCACGGGAATGAACCCTGGTGACAATGTCTACTTCTCGTGGAACGAGATCATCCTCAGTGAGGAAAAGAGCATCAAGGCAATCGGACATAGAAAGTGTTTTTGCCATAAGCTCAATGCTAAATAGATCTTCCGCTGTGATCACTTGCAGATCTTCTATTTTGCTATAATTTGTCGGTATTCTTTCTTTCATAATGATTAATTTTACTTGAATTCATACTCAATAACCCGATTGTATACTATTCTATGTGTGATGTCTAGTCTTTTTTTAATTATTTTTTTCGGTAAATATTAGACCATGTTTACAAAAGATAAGCATTTTATTTAGGTGATTTTGTGTATTTTTTTTTAAATGGAATTGCACACGGTCAACCTTTACAAATTCATTATAGCATTTAGCCCCTCCCCCACCCACCCACCCAGCATATGTGCGCGTGTGATGTGTGTCGAGCGAAAGTTTCGTTAATATTACCGAAAATGAGGTGAAATAAAGCTAGACTTCTAGAATATGCTCAGGCATAATACTTAAATCGGATGGGGAATTGTCCTTATCCGAAAAAAGGAATACTAATATGAAGACTATAGCTGATACTATCACCACACTGGTAGAACTGGGTGTAACCAACAGTGCCATTCGCGCTGCACTTTTGAAGCAGGATTTTCTCGCTGAGGATGTTGAGGCCGCGATGCCCACCGCAAAGCGAACCTGCTTTATCAACGATTACTTTGACTGGCTCGCTGCTGAGCCTCGTGATCTTGATGAAGCTCGTGACTATATTCAGAACCCTGCTAATTCTGATAATGTGCGAAAGTATGAGAAAATGCACCTCAATACGGCTGAGCTTGCCCTTAAAATCTGGGCCGCTAAGTAGGGTGACCGAATAGGGGAAAGGATTCCCCCTTTAAACTTGGCCTAGTATAGGCCAATTTTTTCTTGCTACGGGGCTGCCCGAGAATGACACCTGGATGACTGTTTTGTTTGTCAGTAAAAACTGAAAGAAATGTCACATAACTTGTCACAACTCACTGACATATGCACCATGCTTTTAAGAAATTGGCAACATTCCTACATCACGCACTACAGGACCAGCTTCAGTTATCCTGACATAACAGGATCCATTCCGCGGTCTGCACTCACCTCTGTAATTAAATAACTGATCTATCAGGCTATCATCTTCCCATAACTGTGCATGAGTTATTGCATCTAACAGGCACTTGTTATAATTGTCAATGTCTCTCATCCTGTTATCAGGCGGGAACAGGACAATCTCCACCAGGACCTTATCAGAAATGTGCACATCTGGCAGTTGCTCAACTATAGCTTCTGATGTCATGTCACGAAACTTTCGGCCCTTATGGCTGATAAACCTTCCGCCTGACTTGCTTTTCTGATAATAATTATTCACCGTCTGAGGAAATGGTAAGTATAATTCATAATGCATAATAATCTCCATATATTAAAGGGTATGCTGGGGTATGCTGAGGGTAGGCTGAGGGTATACTCCAGGGTAGGTAAATATATATATAAAACAATAACTTACATACTTTTGAACCTTAACTTACCCAAAATACCCTGTATTCGGGTGGTATGACTATCTATACCGCTCCAGGGCGACCCTCTGGGTAAGTTAGCCGAAATCTCGCATAACTCTTTGTTTTATAAGGCTTTTTCCCTACCCTGGGCCTACCCCCACTATACCCTGGGCCTACTCTGGGCCTACCTTTCATAAGCCCAGCCAAGCGGAATATTATCATATCATACCTCGCATATAATCATTAATGCTATTAAGAACTTTTATTACTTTAGGTGACCTACCAAATGGGTCTATATCTAGTACCTTAATTGCGCCTTTATCTTGCATGTCACTTAAAACTTTATCTAAGCCCGTTTTCATTGCTCCATATTTATCAGTCAGCCTGTTAATATTGGGATTGTTTTTACAGGCTATCTTTAGCTTGCTATATGGAATCTGTTTAGCATGTTGTTGTACTCTGGCTACTTTGCATTTCTTATCAGATATAGTATCATCTAAAATAGCAAAGATTCTATTGTATACTGCAACAGCTGCGCTATCCATGAGTTGGTCACCCGCTATTCCGCTAAGACTCGAAGACACTCTTTCATACTCATAATTAATGAAAGCCTTAGCCCACTCCCATTCTTGTTTTGTTATAACCAAATTATCTGCACAAGATGAAGACTTATTAAATACAGTAGCAATACCAGCCAGGCGGACAGCCTTCTGAGCCATACGACTAGCCATAACTGATTTAACATCATCAGAGCCTGCGTGTTGATCCCGCAAGACTAATGACTTATCATAATAATCATGATAGTCTGCAGCTAGCCCTTCTGCAAATACTAATATATGAGCTTTTGGGTCTGATTCTGATTGAACCATAGAACACATTTCACATAAATCGTGAAATCTTTCTACCAACTTAGGACTCAGCTCGTGAATAATGTGGCGATTACTTTGTGTGACATTCTTCTCTAGCCTGAGACAAATTTGCCGTGGTAAATATCCAGATTTTAACGCGCCGCTATCACTGTATGCTTCAAATAACTGATCAGGAGTAGACTCACTTATAACGCTCATAGCCATGGCCCTTATAGAAGCCAGACTATCTTCAGATTTACTATACCCATGAGACTTTGTGTATCCATTAGAATGAGCACACTGAAAACCATCTAACATAAATGCAGTCTTAGCCTCAACTGCACCAGCTGTAGTTTTCATCATTAAACCACTTTCTGATATAATGCTAATACCTGATCTAGCACTAGTAAAATGATCTACAATAGCCTTTGGCCCGTAGAAATGAGATGGAGCTATAAAACTATCATAAGATTTAACACCATCATTAGCAGAATTAAGACACATACGAATAAAATCATTTATTCTGTCTTTACCGCAGCCTGTATTAGCTATAATGGTCAAAAAGAGATTAAGCCCACTAGCCATTGGTTCAGAGGTGTTAAACTTCCGCCCTACGATAGCAGCTACAACTCCTAGTGAACTAGCAATTGCTACTTCTTCTGATTGTAACAACAGAAAGCTATAAGCTGCTTTATATAGATCACCTAGTAGTCCAGGAGGCTTAGGGAATTTTCCATCATTTATACTAGAAGGGCCAAAATTTTCTAAATCAAATTCTTCATCATCTTTATCTATTTTATCAACTAATCTATCTATTTCATCGTATCGTTCTTGCCACCTTTTAGATCCACTATCTTGACTCCCATTCATAAGCACTCGCAATATTGCTTTAGCATTAGGCTTACTCATACCATCTTTAACATACTGATAGCTTAGTGTTCTCAGGCTTTCGTGGTATTCTGTTCCTGTTCTAATGTTTTCTTGCAAGTCATCGAGGGTTTCAGTATCTCCATTCTCACTCCTTTCCGTTTCATTCGTTTCTTTCTTGCTTTTGACTTCTTGTTCATCTATAAGACTCCATTTATTTCCTTCGTGATATTCATAAAATTCAAATAAACCATCATCTTCAGATCTTCTAGGATCAAACCAGATTTGAGACCAGGCTTTCATTTCTTTAACAAACTTTATATCATATTTCTTTATTACTGCTTCTATGTTTCTTTTTAATTGATTATCAGTTTCATAGTATTCAGAATGAACTACACAGCGGAATTTATTAGCAGCAATAGTATGAGAGTGCGAAGTGTATATGAAATGATTTATACCTTGTTCGACTAAGCCTAGGTGAAGCTGCTGAGGAGCAACACACTGACCTCCATCTCTCCCAGTATCTCCATCTATAATTAACAACTCACTACCACATCTATTTTCATTTTTTCTAGTAGGTGGGTCTAATTTTCCTCTAATAAAGCCAGAACCGTTTTTCTGTCCTACTTCAAAATTGCTAAATTTCTTAGCAAGTTCATTAAATGTTTCATAGTGTTCTATCTTGCCTCCTTGTTTCGTCTTTTCAGTATTAAAGACAGTAATCTCCATCATCATTCACCTTATTATCCTCAGTCCCAGGTATAGTCCTGGCTGACCATAGATTGTATACTATCTCACGACCTGTGTCTACACCATATAGAAATTTTACTTAGAACTTTTAGTTATATCAAAATCCGTTTTTATAACTAAAAAGTATTAGACATCACGGCAAGATGAGAGTACAATACCTATGAAGTCGCGCCTTTGCGTGTGCTTTAAAACTTGAATACTTAAAAGGAAAAACTTATGATTATATTAAAGCCTCGAATTCCACCTGATCGTGGGTATTACTTTAGGGTAGGTGTTGATTGCTATTATTGCTTTTACCGCCTTGGGCCTTATTGTCTTGCTACTAGGATTAAACAACTATGATGTTGCTTCTTGGATATCGCTCAAAAAAAGAACTCAAGACCCGAATAGGTGAAGAGCTTTCTTATGAAGAAACTTCTGTGTTTGGTCCTGAGTATGATCCAAACGGTCAATTTACTGCTGCCTTTCGACCTGCTATAACTGGTGGACCTGGTAGAGAGTTTTTTGCTAAAGTAGAAATGAAAAACGGACTGATTTATAAAATCTCATAAATAAAAGGAATACTATTATGGCTAAAATATTAGAAGAATTTCACTCTGAGCTTATAAATAAGTGGAAAGCTGCAAAATCTGCAATGGATGCCTCTAAGAAATTAGAAAGTGAATTAAGAATTGAGGTTATAGAAAACGTGTTTCCTAATGCTGGAGAAGGTACTTCTACTCATTTTTTTTACGATTCACAAATGGATCGTAAGTTAAAAGTGAATATACGTATGAACTATAAACTTAATCTTTCTGATCTTAAAGATTGGGAAGAACTTATGACCGAAGAAGAAGCTGCTTGTATTAAGCGCAAGCCTAGTCTTGATCTTGCTAAGTATCGCCAATTAGAGCATAGTGGTCTTATAGATCAGTGTGTAGAGGTAAGCCCTGGTATGCCTTCTCTTTCTTTGGAAGATATATTTATCATTACGGATAATTCATGAGTCGTAGCAGAAAGACTAGATTTAATCATAAACCTGCGCAAAAAGTTTTTGTGCGAAAAACTCCCACTATCCCATCCGCTGAGATAGATGGGTGCAATACTAATGCTAAAAGTAATCAGCAATATACTGGTAGCTATGTTATCGGAATAGGTCAGCTGCATAAGTCTAACGCAGTTCCTGTTACTTGTAATAGTGATGCTGTAGATATTGCTAAAATGAGGAGAAACTAATTATGTTTATTATCTTGAAAACAAGTACAATAAATGGCCGACAAAGAATAACCAGGGAAGGACTCCCAATTGCTGATTACAAATCTGCTACTATTCTTGTTGATTCTCTTAAAAAATCTGGTGGCGTTTATCGTGTTTCTAATCTTAAAGTGAGGAAAAACTAAATGATTATAACTGGTGATAAAAATATTGCAATAGCTCAAATGCTCGCTCAACGTAGTGCTTTAGGTCTTGAGATGAAAGGTCTCAAATTTTCTGGTGGCTCTATATATGCTACTATAAAAAGACAACATGGACTTCGTGGAAATAAGCAATCTGTTTATACACAATTTTGTGAGCTTATAGAAAAATCAAAAGGGGAATTATAATGTTGAATGAAGAAATAACTGTTCTCATTAAATATATCAGTAAAATTAAAGTATCTGAGATTGAAAATGATGAAGATTGTGTAGATTTAAAAAGGGC